TCTGCCGGATTGTCAGCCTCTCAAAAGTAAAAAAAAGCCTAAATCCAACTATTATTTTCGCCGGTGAAGGGGGGTCAGCTTAGTCCGGATTATCCATATTACGCAGTTCGGCATGTGAGGCTCTTACTTTTTCATCTGCAGATGTTCTAAACTGCAACCAATACTCATCGCCATCCTGCTCAATATCGTTCCACTTGGCGGCCATTTGCGCCGTTTGTGTTGCAAAGTTGTACTCGGTGTTCAGGTAGTTAAGGTTGTAGGTATCGTTAAGCTTCAGCATTTCCAGCTTAAACTTTTCGTAAGACACAATGCCACCGTTTTCGTCAATAAGCATAGTAGAAGCCTGCTTGAGCTCGTGGTAAGCTTTGAGACCAGAAAACACAAACACGTTTTTGTTTAAGGCTTCGGTTAGTGCCTGTGGTATTTCGTGTTTAATGCCGGATGTTAGGCCTTCTTTTACGGCCATAGACAAAACACGGTTAATTTCGTTTACCAGCTCGGCTGGTGGTTTTTCGGCCAGGTTCTCGGTAGTGAAACCTTTGTTGTTGTGCAGCCATTTGGTTGCTGCCTCGAATATGCCCTCATCAAGTGTGGGTGTTTTTTTATCAGCCAGATGCAGGTGGCCGTGATGGTCGTGGTACAAGTCAGTTACTGCGGCGTGAAGCCCCGTGTACCAGCCGGGGCTTAAACGAAAAAATCTGAAGGAGTGGGCGCGCTTTTACCGATTACGGGTATATTGTATTTTTCTAACCAATACTTCAATTCAATCTCGTATCCACCGTTCACGAGCATGGTTTCTATGTTGATTTGCTCCTGCGGTGTATATTCTACTGATTCGTCCCACTCGAAGCGATAGCCATCCATGGCAAAACCGTGCATAACCATAAACGGGAGTAGTCGGTTATTAATCACATCGCGCAGGAAGTCGGCATCAGCTTCTACCACGTTTTCAAAAACTTCCAAGTGTACCTGCGACTGGCTAAGGCTGCCGCCATCGTCGATGGTCATGGTTTGGTTGAGTATGCCTTTTGACATTTCCCTGTTAGCGCGCTCAATTCGTTTGTCGTAAACTTCATAAGCATCGCCCCTGGAGCTTTCTTTAATTTCAATTTCCGTTCCTTCCGGGAACAATCCCCAGGCCGCCGCTCCCATATCAGCAAGCATTTTTTCAACTTTGTTGATTTCTTTAGCATCTCGGCTAATTGTTTTACCAATGCGTATTGGCATTCCAAAGAGTTCGCCAAAGGTGTCCCAAAAGGCCAACATATTTTTTTTGCTCAATGCCTGCGGCGCACATTTCAGGAGTAGCCCAAGGTCGTGTGATTTTCCTGCTTCAATACACCAGTTGGCGATTTTGCCATGGCGGTAATTGAGGCCTTTAGCGAGGTCGTCTCCAGGTTCGCGTACCAATACACCAAATTCAGGGATAACGTGCTTACGCGGCACCAAGCTAACGTTTTCAAAGCGTTTTTTGCCTGCCACTGTTATTATATCGCCAAACTGCATAAGCGAGTGGCCCCAGTATCGGCTATCAAGCACTAATCCGGCAAAGTCTTTAAACCATTCAGCCTCTAAAATCTCTGATATTTCGCGATTTTCCTTACCGGATTTATCATCGAGCCTAAAGGCCTTTTTTAGGACCATTCCCTTGCGCTGGCCAATGGCTCCGGTGAGGTGCAAATCAATATCAACATCGCTATAAACATCATATAACCTCGAACGCTGTGGGTTTTCGACGTTTATTGCCATTTGCCATGCCTGCCTCCAGGTGCCGATGTCTTTTTTAGTTAGGTTTTGGGTTTTCACGGCCAGCTCAATAAGCATAGCCTTCACCCGTTCGCGACCGGCTGCATTTTGCATGGCCAGCATCATCTCGTTGGTGTATTCTTTCATAGCGTTTAAGCTTTTTTAATAGTCGTACTTACTTTTATCCCAGGAGCCGTATTTTACTGCAATGCCGGCATCTATTCCGGTGGCGGGGTCAATCAGAGGTGGTAGGTCAGGTGAAGCTTTACCGGCTTGCACTGTTTCCAAATATTCAATAACTCGCTTGTAACGCGTTTCCCTAATCTCGAAGCCCATGCGCTTTGGCAGCCATGCGATAAGGTGATAAAGTGCCACGTCAGCGGTAAGCATTACCAGTTGTTGGTTTCTGTTGGTTCCGGTGGCGGCATAAGCCTGCGGCATATTGTAGCGCGAGCGCAGGTAAGAGCTAATCTCCTCGATAGCGTAATTTTCAGCGCGTTCACGGTTTACTTCATCGCTTTGGTGTATCACCTCGAGCGTTTGCGTATCGCTTACTGCTTTGTAATCATCGGTCATTAAAAAAGACATGGCTATTGGGTTTTGTAAAGTGCAATTTTGTCCAGGCTTTGAGTGTTAAAGCCTTTTTTAAACTTTCGGCGTGCTATGGCCTCTTTGAGGTCTTTTTTTGAATATACCTCAGGCCTGCCGTTAACCAGCATCACGTAGCAGCGGTATTTGGTTAGTTGGCTAATCTTGTTAGCCTCTTTGATTTTCCGGCGTAGCCTGAGCTCGAAAACGATGTTTTTGATTAATTTTACCATAGGTTTTTACTTGTTTGGCGTTTGCCGATTGATGGTGTAAAACTTTCTATTCTGGTTCTTTTTTGCATCAGGTAAATTGCTCCTTCGTCTGCATCCGGCGCATCGTCGTGGGTGCGGCTTCCTTTTTCAAATGCCAGCAGCTGCTCAATGCCTGTGAGCATATCGCGGTCGGTTTGCATATCTTGGTTGTACCATACGAAACCACGTTCCCAAAGTGGGCTTATAGCCTCAATGCGTTGAAACTTGTCAGGCTTCTTGCGCCTGTCGCCCCGGATGGGTAGTTGGTATCCTCTTGCATCTCCTTCCACCGTGAATTCGTCCAGGATAATATCCTGAAGGAAGTTTGCCTCCATCACGTAATCACATAAAACGTCTTCGGGTAGCCGCTCGTGGAAGTCGTAGAACCAGCGTACCATTTCGCTGGTAGATGCCTGGCGAACGAAGGCGGCAATATGGTGCAGCTCGTTGCCAATTTTACCCCAAACTTTGATGGCCTTGTAGTCGTTTTTTGAGCTGCTTTTAAACGAAGGGTCGCAGTAGGCAATCAGGTGTTCATACTTGTTGAGTTTGGGTAGTTTTTTCCACCGCACCCAGTCGTTTTTAAATACAGCGCCCTCGGTGATGGGGTTGTTCATGTACTCCTTTTGAAAGGAACGGTAGCCCATGAATTGCTCCATTTCTTTCACCTCCTCTCGTGTCCATTTTTCTTCCCAGGTAACATTGCCTTTGTTGTCGTAAATGTTTACCTGCGACACATGAACGCCCTCGGTCGCGGCTATTTTAGCCAGCACGCTGTTTTTCCCTATCAGGTTGCCAACCATAATAAACCGCCCCCGGCCACCGTCTAACGCACCGAAAAGGGCCTCCTTAACCCAGTCCGTTAGCCTTGATACCCTTGCCTCGTTTTCTACCAATTCGTCATCGTCTAAATCGTCAATGGCAATATAGTCCGGGCGTTTATCACGGTAGCGTAAACCGCGCGGGCTTTGGCCTCTGCCCCGGGCAAAAAACGCACATCCATCGGCAGTAATAAATTCGCCTTCCTGCCAGCTTCCGGCATTGTATTGTTCGCCAAAATCATTGATGTATCGCCGGTTGTATTGCAGCTCGGCCTGTATATCGCTGAGTAGGGTATTTGCGTTGTCTTGGCTTTTGCCCACCAGCACCATCACGTTAATTTGCCTTTCCTTTTGGCATTTGAGCCAAAGCGGAATAATAATATCAATGTGCGTTGATTTGGCGTGCGCCCTCGCCCACTTTAACACTGCCTTCAGGTTGGGAGTATTTTTGATTTTGTTGGCTGTTCTCACATGAAAGCTTCCGGACTTTACCTTGGCAAAATGCGGGAAGTAATAGTCAACAAAATAGGCATAATCGTTTCTCGCGCGTTCGATACGTGCAAGCTTAAGTGCTTCCGGTTCGTGTGGGTTTATGGTAGTTTGTTCCTGAACCAGGCGGCAATGCTCGCGCCATGTTTTGTAGGCGTTTTTGTCGAACTTAATCATGCTACTTGTTTATCTGTTCGCTGATATATAAGTCCTGGAACTTATTGATTGCCTTGATTAATTCAGGTGTAACCTCTGGGTCCACCGTAAGGCGGTACTGCATCCACTTTCCGAAGGCCATAAAAACCTCAATGGCATCAACCACGTTGGCCTTTTTGTCGAGCTTTTCGATGGTGCTGGCAAACTTTGACAGCTTGTCGCCAAGCGTGGCTAACAATTTCGGGTCTTTTGTTGTATTCACCTCGTCGAGCAAGATATTGATAGAGTGCAGCAACTTATTGACCAGCTCGGGTCTGGTAATTGTTGCCGCGGCTCTTAGCGATTCCCACGCGCCCGCCTTCACCCATTTATTAATGGTAACCTTTGAAACGCTCGCTTTTTCAGCTATTGAAAATTGCGCTTCGCCCTGCATATACAATATGCGGGCAAATTCTTTTTTGTTGGTCATCTGATTTTTTGCCATCCTGTTATTTTGACATGATTATTATTTGCAAAAATGCGGACTTAATGCGGTGTTATAAAAATATAACTGACAGGATGGCAGTATTAATTTGTAGAAACTTGCTATGTGTTTTTCTTTGCACTACAAAACTCATAAAAATGAACTACGAGGTAGTAATTAGCAATTCAAAGCTGAACAGCTATAAAACGCGGGTAATCACCGAAGGTATTGACATCACTCAATTCAAGCGCAACCCCTTATTGCTGTGGATGCACAATCGCCCCACAAAAGGCAATAGCGATGACGTATTGCCATTAGGTACGGTAGAAGATTTAAGGGTGGAGGGCGACCAGTTGCTCGGTAGGCTCAAATTTGATGAAGCCGACCCTTTTGCCATGCGTATTAAGGGAAAGTGGGACGCCGGCATTTTGAAAATGGTAAGCCCAGGGCTTGATATTGTTGAGCAAACAGATGATAAAGCACTTCTATTGCCCGGCCAGTTAAGAATGACCGTGAGCAAATCAATACTGCGTGAGCTTAGCGTGGTTGACCTGGGCAGCAATGACGATGCCCTGGCGCTTTATAGCGATGGAAAATTATTAAACCTATCCGCGGGTGAAGGCGGCGAAATTCTCAAATCAATTCATCAATCTTTAAACATGAAATCAATTGCATTAAAACTCGGCCTCCCGGAAACGGCAGCCGAAAATGAGGTATTGCAACTCATTGGCACTTTACAGGCCAACGCGGTAAAATTAGCCGCTCTTGAAACCGAAATGGCAGACCTGAAAAAGGCAAGCATTGAGGCTGTAGTTGATCAGGCTATCAAGCTAAAAAGAATTACGGCCGACAAACGCGCTCATTTTATCACGCTTGGCGAAACCTCAGGTAGTAAAGTACTGAGCGATACGCTTGAGCTAATGACACCGGCAGGCAAGCCAACTGACTTTATTGGAGGCAATGGCGGTTCCGGAGCTTCGGAGTACAAAAAGCTTGGCGATGTGCCGCCAGAAAAACGCATGGAGCTGCGCGACAGCGACCGCGAAACATACAACGCCTTGTACAAGGCAGAGTACGGAATTAACCCAGTTTACTAACAAAAATCAAAACTTAAAAAGATGAAAAAGTATCTTTTAATTTTTATGGCATTAGCCATTAATGCGCTAATGGGCGCATCCCTTGCCGGGGCAGTAGGCGTAAATCCTGTAATTGGAGCTACTGGCCTCAATGGGGCAGCATTAGCAATAGGTCAGTTAGACCTTTCAAACTCAATGCGCTCAGGCGTTTTTACAGAAGTGTGGACAGGTGAAATGATTAAGGCCTTCCGAAATTCAGTAGAAAGTATTGGCTGGCTGGCAAGGATCAGGAGTTATGACCAATATGCCGAAAACGATGTGATACACTTTATAGACATTGGAGGAGACCCTACTGTACTCATTAATAACACTACTTATCCAATTGGAGTGGAAACCCTTGATGATGCAGATAAGGCTATTTCGCTTGACAAATATCAAACAAAGGCGACACGAATTACAGATGATGAGCTGTATGCTGTTAGTTACGATAAGATGGGAAGTGTAATTGAACGCCACCGCGAATCAATCGACACAACTAAGTATTCCAGAGCGATACATGCACTTGCTCCGGCATCGCATGCAGCTGCAACCCCCGTGCTACTTACAACCGGAAGCGCGGCACCAGAAGGAGGCCGCAAAATGCTTACCAGGACTGATATTATTAACCTGAAAAAGGCTTATGATAAAATGAAAGTGCCCACAGCGGGAAGGATACTGGTTCTTAGCCCTGATCATGTTGCAGACTTATTGCTCAATGACCAGAAGTTTGCAGATCAATACTACAACTATACCAGCGGCAAAATTTCCAATATGTTAAGCTTCGAGATTTATGAATTCGTTGACAATCCTTACTTCAAGCAGGATAAAACAAAGGTAGCTTATGGAGCAGTGCCAGGAGTAGGCGAATTTATGGCTAGCGTATCATTTTTTGCGCCACGTATGATGAAAGTTACGGGTAGTACAAAGTCTTACCTGTCAGCAGCTAAAGACAATCCTACTACACAGGAAAACCTTGCAAACTTCCGTCACTACTTTATTGCGCTACCGTTGAAGAACGAGGCAATTGGAGCTATTGTATCAGCAAGCGTATAACGATATGGCGAAAAAGACGAAAAAAGAATCTCCGGTGGTTGAAGCAACCACCGGGGAAATCGCCACAAAAGTGGAGGAAAGACCGGATAAGGCAGTAGTTGAAAAGAAAGCCGATTCGGAGGAGCTGAATAAAAAAGTTGATGCAAAGGAAACCGAATCCGAAAAAGACGAACTAAAGGAAAAAGCCATAAAGCTATTTAAGTCTTATCCGTCAGCTGAAGCCTTTTATTTTACCAGCGATGGCACCGCATTTTTAGAGCAAAACAATGCAAGCAATCACGGTAAAAGTTTGACCAAAAAAGAAGTAAGAACTATTAAGCGAAAGGAAGCATAATGTTACCACGCGTAAAAATTGACTTTGCAAACGGTGCCCTAGGCCAGGTGTCAGTTAGCCCTGACGGTGTGTTTGGGCTGCTCACTACTGCCTCACCGGTTGTTGATAAGCTTGAATTACTCAAGAGTTATGTGGTTAAATCTATGGACGATGTAACCAATACACTCGGTGTAACTGCGGCAAACAATCCAGGGTTGCACAAGGTGCTTACCGAGTTTTACAATACCGCTGGTGAAGGAACAGAGCTATGGCTGCGATGCTTTGCCGAAACTGTAAGCCTTACTGACATGGCCACCTTAAGCACCGCCAACGGCATCCGCGATTTGTTGCAGGATGCAAACGGTAGGCTCCGTGGGGTGTTCATCCATCGCACACCCGCAGAGGGCTACACGCCTACCATTTCCGAAGGAGTTGATGGCGATGTGGCAACTGCCAAGGCCGCCGCTCAGCTTACGGCTGAATGGAGTACCCAAACGCTAAAAGCGCCAATATTCCTAATGATTGCTGGTCTGTATTATTCCGGCAACCCTGTCGAACTTGCTGACTTAACAACCGGCGAGCAAAACCGTGTTGGTATTTTCTTAGGCGATACAGTATCTGGCAATGGCTGCGCCATAGGCATACTGGCAGGGAGACTTGCCGCAATTCCGGTGCATCGCAATATTGGGCGAGTGAAAGATGGTGCAGCTGTAACGCTTACAAGTGCCTATTTAGGCGATACAAAGGCCGAGCTGGCCGATGCCGGAAGCGTTCATGACAAGGGCTATATCACTTTTAGAATGCACACCGGACGCTCAGGTTATTACTTTACAGATGACCCACTAGCCACGCTGCCAACTGACGATTACAACCATGTAACTGCCCGTCGCACTGTGGATAAAGCTTATCGCCTTGCTTATGGTGCAATGTTGAATGAGCTGCTTGAAGAGATTCCAGTTAGCGATGAGGGCCAGGTAAGTGTAACCTTTGCCAAAGGGCTTGAAACGCTTGCTGAAAACGCTGTTATTAATTCCATGACTGTAAATGGTGAGTTGGGCAACGACCCGGAAAACCAAAATGATACTGGTGTGGAGTGTTTAGTAGATACCAATCAAAACATTGTATCTACCGGATTTTTGAAGGTAGGTTTGCGAGTTAAGCCATACGGCTATGCCAGATATATCAATGTTGAACTTGGATTTAAAACTATTAGCCAATAAGGAGACAACACATGTTTGATACACGACAATATGAATATGCAGACATCACTGTAGCGCTTGGTGGCCGCATAATTACGGGACTTCGAGGCGTTAAATACAACTCGAAACAGGAAAAAGAAGCCGTTTATGGCAAAGGTAATGAGCCTATGCACATCCAAAAAGGCAACAAAAGCTACGAGGGCGAAATAAGCATGCTGCAAAGCGAGCTTGAAACCCTGCGGCTTGCAGGAAAAGGTAGTGTGCTTGGACTGCGCCTGGATGCCGTGGTGGCTTATGGCAACCCCTCAAAAGGCGATGTGCTTATAGTTGATAAAATTCGCGGCATTGAGTTTACTGAGGACGCCAAGGAAATGAAACAGGGCGATAAGTTTATGGAGGTAACGCTCCCGTTTATCTGCCTGAGAATTGAAAACCAGAAATAGCTGAAGTATGAAAAAAGAGTTGATAGGACAGGCCACGCCTGAGCAAATTGAAGCATGGAAAAAGAAACATGGTAAGCTGTTTGGGATTATAGTGGATGGGCATATTTGCTATCTGCGTAAACCAGACCGCCGTACACTTTCTTATGCAACTGCCGCAGGTGGCAGCGACCCCATAAAGTTCAACGAAACGCTGCTAAATAATTGCTGGGTAGGTGGTTCGGAGGCTGTAAAAACACAGGATGACTTGTTTTTGGGTGCATCAGGAAAGCTTGCAGAGCTGATTGAGGTAAAGCAGGCCGAGCTGGTAAACTTATAGAGTCTGCCGGAGTAGAAGATCGCGACTTTGTGCGGGTGGTAGATGCCCAGCTACGCTACTACCTACACATAGCCGATCCCGACAGGCTTAGCGACCAGGACTGGGCGATGCGATTTAAAGAGCTGGAATGGATAAGGAAAAAAGAGGCCGATGCAAATAGGCGTTAAAGCTTAAAATCATTGTTTTTTGAAAAGCCGTATTTAAACATCCAAATAACAAATGAAAGCACCGCCAAACCAAAAATTCCGAAAGCTATATAAGATAAAATCAGGTTTAACATAATGTATTATTTAAGCGCAAATATAGGGTAAAATGAGCACGAGTATCAACTATAGCTTTAATATTGTTGGCAATGCCGCTGTTGTGGTCAATAACATCATTGGAGGCATTGACAAAATGAATAATACTGTTAAGCAAAGCGCTGGTTTGTTTCAAAACCTTAGTGCTAAAATAGTTGTATTCAATCAGGCATCTCAGCTTTTGCAAAGCTTTAATACAAGCCTTATGAATGGCGCAAAAGCCGGACTTGAGCTGGATAAGTCAATGGCCGATCTGGAAGCTATTACAGGCCTTACTGGTGATAAGCTAAAAGAAGTTGAAGGATATGCCAGGCAATCAGCAAAGACATTCGGTGGAAGCGCGGCACAGGGTGTGGAAAGTTACAAGCTTATACTTTCGCAATTAGCTCCTGAAATAGCGGAAGTGCCCACGGCACTTTCGGCTATGGGAAAACACGTGAACGTGCTTAGTAAAACGATGGGGGGAAACGCCACAGCAGCTGCGGAAGTGCTCACCACTGCCTTGAACCAGTATCAGGTTTCATTAGACGATCCTACAAAGGCATCAGAGAAAATGGCTGAAATGATGAACGTCATGGCGGCTGCTGCAAAGGTTGGTAGTGCTGAGCTTCCGGCAATAAAGCAGGCTCTTGAGCAATCCGGTATGGCGGCAAAGATGTCCGGCGTTTCATTTGAAGAGCTTAACGCCTCAATACAGGTGTTAGATAAGGCGGGAAAAAAAGGAGCTGAAGGTGGTGTGGCAATACGCAACGCTCTAAGCATTTTAGGACAAGGTAGGTTTATGCCAAAGAAAACCGCCGAGGCATTAATGGGCGCCGGAATTGATATTGAAGCTCTCGGAGATAAAAGCTTAACGCTTGCCGAAAGGTTGAAAATGCTTCAACCGGTGATGAATGATAGCGCATTGATTGGTGAAATATTTGGGCGAGAAAACTCAAACGCTGGTACGGCATTAATTGCCGGGGTCAGTAAAATTGAGGAATATACCGAGGCCGTTAGAGGTACGCAAACGGCAACTGAACAGGCAAATATTGTAATGGAAAGCCAGAGCGAAAAGCTTGCACGAGTTAGAGCGGCATTTGATAATATAAAAATATCCATGTTTAATGCACTTGGTGCCGCATTGCCTTATATGCAGGTGTCAATGGAAATATTAGTGCCACTAAGCCAATCAATTCCATTATTCTCAGCACTTGGTAGTATGATTCAGTACGTTACCAATGCAGAAAAAATGAAGGCAGCGTGGGATGGCGTGCTTGCCGCTAAGACTACTATACTAACAGGGGCTACATGGTTATGGAATGCTGCATTGGCGGCTAACCCTATAATTTGGGTTGTGTTAGCTATAGGTGCATTAGTAGCGGCCTTAGTACTCGCATGGAACAAACTCGACTGGTTTAGAGGCGGTGTGATGGCGGCATGGGAAACGATAAAGCAATTCGGTATAATACTCAAAGACTTTGTTATTGACCGCATAAAGGGAATTATTAGCGGCATAGCCGGTGTTGGTGGTGCCCTGGTAAAACTGTTTAAAGGCGACTTTGCCGGAGCCTGGGAAACAGCTAAGGCAGCTGCAGGTGATTTGGTGGGTGTGGATGCTGTGAAGAAAGCTGTTGGAAGCGCAAAAGATGCCGGCGTTAAAATTGGAGCAGCCTATCAAAAGGGCGTGGCACAGGTTAACGCTGAGAATGCGAAAGTCATTGCCTCACCATCAAACAAAATAGCTGCTGCAGTAATTCCGGGAAGTAATATAAACCCTAACGGTGGAGGAGCTACAAATGTTGAACCGGTTGCCACATCCACAAATGCAATTGCTTCAGGCGGCACTCGAAATACTGAAATACATATCAGCCTTGGAAGCCTGGTTGATAAAATAAGCTTTAGCGGCGGTGTGGGCGAAAACTCAGAAGAAATGGTGCGGCGGGTTGAAAAAGCCCTGATGCAAGTGTTGAACGTAGCTTATGCCTCTGCCTAATGAATAAAATAAATACCATAGCAACTGGAATTAACTTGCCGCCTATCTTACTAAAAGATAAGGTGGTAATTATAAACATGAACAACAATGGCACTATGGCCGAGGCTGAGGGAAATGCCATTGTATCGCAGCAATATCCACTCACGCTACTTAGCAACGACTTAAAAGACTTTGTTTTTCCGATTGATCCTATCATTTCGCTGAGCTTCCGCAATATTATCACCCGGCGCACTGTGGCAAAGGGAAAGGTGAGAGGAACTATCAAGGAACGTTGGACAGAAGACGATGTGCAGATTACAATTACTGGCGTTTTATCAACTAATAATGGAGCCTATCCGGCGGAGGTGGCAGAGCTTCAAAAGTACTTCGAGTATCGCGAGCAAATTGATGTGCAAAGCCCTTTTCTTAATGCCAGGGATATTTTTTCGATAGTTATTGAAACGCTTGATTTACCCCCAACTAAGGGGCTGGAAAATCAATCTTTTCAAATCAAGGGCTACAGCGATGACGTGTTTAACCTTTTAATTGAACAATGATGTATTACGACATGAATTGGAAAATTAAAATAGGAAAATACCAGCTTGGAATGCTACACAGCGTTGAAATAACCCGCTCGGTGGAGCAGCTAAGCGACACGGCAAAAATTGTGCTGCCTGGTGCAGTATTTAATAAGGCACTTGAGGTGGAACAAAAGATTAAGCGAGGCGACAAAGTAACTATAGAGCTTGGTTATGGCGAAAACCTAAGCACTGAATTTGAAGGCTATTTGGATAGTATTTCTACAGATGACGGAAGCATAACGCTGAACTGTGAAGACTCCTTATTCCTGCTTAAAACAGCTGTTGGCGATAAAGAATTTACAAACCCAGGGCTTGCTGATATATTAAAATACATCATGCCACAAGGCTTTACGCTGAAATGCGACTATAGTTTCAACTATGATAAATATGTGATACAAAGTGCTACGGCCTATCAGGTGTTAAAGAAAATTCAGGAAGAAACGAAGGCTAATATTTACCTCAAAGGAAAAGAGCTTCACGTGCATCCACAGTATAGCGAGCTGTTTGGAACCGCAATTTATAGTTTTCAAGAAAATATTGAAAGCAGTGATTTAGAATATAAAAATGCTGAAGACAGAAAGGTGGAAGTGGTTGTGGAGGGAAAAGCTAAGGATGGTAAAGTTATCCGCGAAACCGTCGGCGAAAAAGGCGGGGATGTTATTACACGCAAAATTAACGGTGTTAGTGACCCCGCAAGTCTAAGGAATTTAGCTATTGAGCAGCTTAAAACTAAAAGCTATACCGGTTATTCCGGAGCTTTCACGGGTTGGCTTTTGCCCTGGTGCGATGCCGGTTATGCCGTTTCAATTAGAGATGATGACTACGAATACAAAAACGGCACCTATTACTGCACAGAAGTTATTACAAGTATGGACAGCTCCGGTGGTAAACGAACTATTAAAATCGGGAGGAAAATATGAACGAGATACGCGAAAAAATACAGGCCATAGCGGGCAATCAGGGCGTGGTTATGTTTACCGCCGAGGTGGTTGACGTGGATGATACATTTTGCACGATTGACTATGGCGGCAATAAGTATGGCGGTGTAATGCTGTTTAGCATAGGCCAGCAAGGCAAGTTTTTGTTAAAGCCTGCAATTGGTAGCATGGTAACAGTGGCAGACCTCAGCGCAGGCTTAAAGCGCGATTTGTGTCTCGTGCGTATTGACAAGCTGGAACGCTTTAAAATAGAACACAACGGACTCGTGTTTGAAATTGATGGGGAATCAGCAAAAATAGACATGAGCCACAACGGTGTAAGCCTATCAACAATTTTTGAAAAGCTGGCCGAAATTCTTAAAACCCTTAAAGTAGCCGTACTGACGCCCAACTCACCTAGTGGGGCAATTACACCCGATACCCTTGCGCTTGTAACTGGTTTTGAAATGGCATTTAAATCGCTATTAAAATGAAAAAAGAACACGATATTTTATTGAACGGAGACTACGACTTAGCGATAAGCGGTGGCGATTTTGCCGTGGGCGAAAACCTGAATCAGCAATTGGCCTGCCTGCTAATTGCCACACCCGGCGATTACCGCCAAAGCCCAATCATAGGCATAGGCATTCAAAGCTACCTGCTTGATGAGGATAAGGATGAACTAAACAGGTCAATAAGGCTCAACTGCAAAAGGGACGGCCTTCAGGTGAAAAAACTTGAAATAAAAAACGGGCAGATAACAATTGACGCCACACGCGCCAATTAATTAAAAAGGAGGGAATATGATTACACCATTAAAAGGAAGAATAAGCAGCAAGTTTGGTCAACGAAAACACCCCATAACAGGAGTGGTTTCATTCCATAACGGCCTCGACATTGCCGCTTCAATAGGCACACCCGTTGTGGCTCCTTCAGATGCTATAGTACAGCGTGTTTGGAATCACCCGAAGGGAGGCAAATCACTGAGCATAATTACTCCTGCCGGCCTTAGGTTTGGTTTTGCACACCTTAGCAAAAGGCTGGTAAAGGAGGGCGATAAGGTTAGTGCGGGACAGGCAATCGCCTTGGTGGGTACAACAGGTGCCAGCACCGGGCCTCACTTACATTTTACAGTTTCAAAACAGGGGCAATTTATTGACCCGCTTAAATACTTTACATTCTAATGTGGTTTGAAGTCTTTAGCATAATATTCGGTAGTGGCGGCATTGTATATGGCGTTGCAAGTTGGTTCGTAAGCAAACGCGTTCGCAACAATAACTTTTTGAGCGAGTTACAAGGTTCAATTACAAAACTTACAAGTTCATACACCGAAACGCTTAATACATTAGTTGATGTTCAGCGGCAAAACAGTAAGCTATTAATTAACCAGGACAAACTTGAAAGCCAAAACGTGATTCTGATGGCTAACCAAGAAGAATTGATTAAAGAAATAGAAAAACTAAGGCGCGAGAATAAGAGCCTTAGCACAAAATTGGCAGAACTTAATAAAACACTTAAACATGAAAAACATAATAGTGCTGACTGCGCTGATGGTCTTTGTAGGTAGTTGTAGCAGGCATACCGCACCGGTTGTTGAAGTGCCGGTGAAAACAGTTGAAAAAACCCGCGAGCGTTTAGTGCCTTGGGTAGTTCCGGCTGATAGCAGTTATTTGTCGCTGCTATTGGAGTGCGATTCGCTAAACAATGTAATCGTTAAGGAATTGCAAGAGCAAAATAGCAAAAACACCAGCACAGACTTTAGTATCAGCAATAATAAGGTCGTTTATAAAACAATTTATAAGTATGACACTATTTACGTGCCCGTTACTGATACGGTGATAATTAAAGACAAGCCAATCAAGGTAGAAGTTCCGGTTGAAGTAAACCGGCTTAGGTGGTGGCAGGAAGCTTTAATGTGGGCAGGTTCGGTAATGCTGGTGGCGGTAATTCTTATCGTTTTCAAATTCATCATAAAAATTAAAAGTGGTATCTAAACGCATCATAACCCAACCCGGCCAGTCCCTCATCGACATCGCAATACAGGAGTATCAGGCCACCGAGGGCATGTTTTTGCTTATGCTGGCAAACCAGAGCGTGGTAAGCTCGCTTACTACCGATCTGGAACCCGGCACCGAGCTTCAGGTGTGGCCTGTGAAAGTTGTGAAACAAGTAGTAGAACGCACCGAGAGCCTTGCGCCTTACCTGGGCATAATTATGCAGTGGATTGCGGCAGTGGGAGCAGGAAGTGGCGGAGGAACCGGAGGCAACCTAAACGATGGCGACTACGTGCACATACGTGGCGATGAAGTGGTGAGCGGCATAAAAACATTTGTAAACACCATACAAACCTTACAAATTGAAGAAATTGCTGACCAAGGCATTAGCGTGGAAGGCATATATATGAAAGATGGCGTGCTCGACGCCGGTACATTTTAACTCGAATAATCACTAACACTTAAAAACTAATAACAATGAGTATCATTAAAGTAAAGCGCGGCCTTGCCGCAAACCTCCCCACATCAGGCATGAATGCCGGGGAATTTCTGTTTGCAACAGATACAGGAGATTTATACATCTGCCAGTCGGCAACAGTAAAAATACTTCTTGCAAGAGGTACCGATTTAGGCTTGTATCTCGCTAAGGCGCAAAACCTTGCAGACTTGCCTAATAAAGCTACGGCACGCACCAACCTAGGTGTGTATAGCACTACCGAAGTTGATCAGCTGCTTGCCGGTCTTCGTTGGAAAAACCCGGTAAAAGCTGCCACAACTGCAAATATTACGCTTAGCGGTGCAATGACGGTGGATGGGGTTGCTCTTGTAGCAGGCGATAGGGTGCTGGTAAATGCACAAACTGATCAGAAAACAAACGGTATTTACGTTGTAGCCACAGGTGCATGGAGCAGAGCAACCGATGCCGATTCGTCTGCCGAGCTGCTCAATGCTGCCGTGTTCGTAGGGCAGGGTACAGCTAATGCCGACACGGCTTGGGTGTGTACTACTGATAATATCAGCATTGGAACCAGCAATGTATCCTTTGTTCAGTTTGCCGGTTCGGCCACTTATATAGGTGGATATGGTATTGATATAGCTGGTAATAATATCGACCTGAATCTTGATGAATTAGGTGCTGACACCTCTATTGCCAGTGCTGATCAGATTGTATTTATCGACGTCTCGGCAACCGGAACGGCACGCTACAAAAAAATAACGCACGCCAACTTCCTCACGAGCCTTGGCATCACCAGCGACACTTATATGGTGAAAGCTCATGCCGCTGGCGTTGCCGGTTATCTGGATGATAGAACCTCAGGCACCGAGGGGATAAAAAAATCATTGGTTGTCAACGATATTGTGTATAGTTTGTATTTCAGTTCGCTTACGGACGAAAGCAATATCGACCCTAACGCTGACATGGTAGCTGCTTACGATGCCTCAGCCACTACACACCGCCGCGCAAGCGTAAACAACCTTATCGCTAACGCTACAGTTGATGGGGGAAGTTTCTAAATGAGCAACATCATCAGGCATAAGCGCAGCAATACACTTGGTGCAGTTCCGGCAATGAATGGGTTTACCGAAGGCGAAATACTACTCAACACGCGAGATGGGAAAGCGTTTTTTAAAAAAGTGATGCCCAGTAGCGAAGAGCTTGTTGAGCTGCGCGGTATGCGTGATGATGTTAGGCTACTCGGCCAAACAGGGCCGCAAGGGGTTTCTGAAACTGGTATTAGGCAAGCCATCAGCGCGCTAAACCAAGGCATCATACCCAATTATTTTGTAACCTCACTTACCGAGTTCGTTGCTGCCTACAACGACATCCGGGCCAGCTATCCGGGTGGCAACATATACATCACCGGCGATATTATCATGACCGCGAACTTAACACTTGATATGACTGGTATAAGCGTGTATGGACTTGGGTGCACCTGGCGTTTTTACAACGGCACGGCCTTAAATCCTTCTACGGTTTATAAAATTATAATCACAGCCGGCAGCCCGAGTTTTACGGGTATCAACTTTTATGGCTCAAACGGTAGCGCAAGCCTACAACTGCAAAATGGTACTACACGTCAGGTGTTTACACTTAATCCATCATCAACAACGCCTTCCAAATATTTAATTTTCAGGGATTGTCAGTTTACTGACATCGTGTGCGGAATCTCGGCTGATGTGATACATATAGATAGCCCTGTGGCTGCTAACGCATCCTTCAATATAACTTTTGATAGTTGCCGTGTAAGTACTCATGGTACTACAGCTGCTTACACGGGCTTCAATATTATTTACCGCTCAGCGAGTGCTACAGGGCGAATACTTGTTTCGGTTCATAATCAAATTTCGAGCGATGAATCATATACCTCGTTAAAGTACCGCTTGGCTATGACTTTTAAAGATACCGTTAGCTTCGTTTTTAATACAGACGAAACCGCCTGGTTAGATGGGGAATCAAATATGACTATCATTGAAAGAACCAACAATATTTTACAGGCATTACCAATTGTAGGTTCTTTCGTGCCAGCCAATAGCTATTTACTGATGGCAACCGGATTAGAAAAAAACGTAGTTCGCGTGCCAGCCAGTGAGCTGATGAATGGAGGAGGCGGTGGGCTTGGCAGCGTTGGTATAACTATGCCCAACATTTTTGTTGTTGCCAATAGCCCGCTAACAAGTGATGGTGTAATCAATGTAGGATTAAACACACAAACTAAAAACAAAGTTTGGGCTTCACCTGAAAACGCATCGGGGCAGCCTGCCTTCAGGAAGCTTGTTAGTGCTGACATACCGGCATTGGATTATGATAAATATGAAAGCTTTAGAGCCGGATTAGCATCAGATTTAAAAGATATCGTTGGCAAAAACGACATCTACCAAGCCGGGACTAAATATAAAGGCATCTCGTTTGCTGGCGGTCAAGGCGTCTCAATAAGCACCACCGACAGCCCCGCTGATGAAACGCTGAAAATAACTATAAGTACGCTTGGCTCTGGTGGCGGAGGCATTGATAATACGTTAAAAAACACTTTTTTAACGGCTGATTTAGGCATCTCGGCTAATATCTGGACTGATATAGTTGAAATTGAAATACAAGAAGACGGTGAGTATCTTATCAACTTTCAGCTTACTGCATTAAAATCCAGTACAGGTACATCAGTAATCGCAGCACGAATTGTTGAAGGCAGCCAGGAATTAGGCAGCGCAGAGCAAACGGTATTAACCACACTTGCGCCACGTGCAAGCCTTGCCGGGCATGGTTATGTTAGTCTCAAAGGTATAGGTGGTGGGAAATACCCATCAATAAAGTTACAAATGTGGGCATCAACCACTGGCTGGTCAGCGGTGCGTACCACACCCTCGTCTCTTAGCGAAAGAGCCACTCAATTAACAACCGTAAAGCTTATATAATATGGCACGATCCATAGAAACGATTTACAATTTAATCATTGCTAATAAGGAGACAAAGCCCGAGCTTGATGCGCTTGATTCGTCAAGCTCTGTAGCCATTTGGAGGCTTTGGGCTTATGTTTCCGCCTCTGTAATGTTTACAGTTGAAACCTTGTTTGATTTGTTTAAATCAGAAGTTGAAGGCATTATCGCAACGCAAAAGCCCGGCAGCCTGCTATGGTACAGAGCAATATGCCTTGGATATAAACCCGGCATAGGTTTAGTTGTTGAAAACGGACGTGTAGGCTATCCAGCAATCGCAAATGAAGTGCCTTCACTTTTAGCGCAATGCAGCGTAAGAGAGGCGGCAGACGGCTTAGTAATTAAATTAGCTAAAGAAGTATCAGGCGAACTTGAACCGCTTGGTACAGACGAACAAAATGCGTTTTCGGCATTTTTGTCAGCGATGAAATATGCCGGGACAGAGATTCGCATCATAAACTCATCTGCTGAGCTGCTGTTGATTTATGGTGTAGTATTTTACGATCCTATTCTACTCACCGCCTCCGGAACGATCTTGGCCGATAGTAGCAGGCCAGTTGACATTGCGGTGCAAAACTACCTGCGCAATTTGCCCTTTGACGGTCGGCTGAAAAGCACTTCACTAATTACTGCTATCCTATCAGCACCTGGCGTTGTCGATTTTCAACTAACCGGACTTAGTGCTAAGTATGAAGACAACCCGCTTGAGCCTATAGTAGTTAGTCGCATACCAAATTCAGGGTATTTTAAAATTAAACCTGATACACCACTTTCCAGCACCTTAACCTATCAGCCTTATGTTTAACTTCGATTTTCAAAAGCTGATTTACAACTTGCTGCCATCATTTTTGCGTAGCGAGAAAATGCAGTCCTGGCTCAATGCTTTAGTTTTTCCTGTGAAAACCTTACACGCGAAATTCCTTGCCTACCGTGATGATGTGTTATTCAGCTTATCGCACAACGGTCAGGTACTGAGCTTAGAGGACATGCTAAACCGGCTCTTTAATCCAGATGACCTACACCCACGTATTTATATAAGTGATGGTCCCAGGAAGGCAAAAACCTACTTTTATAATGAATCAGAGAATAAGAGCACTCGCCTACACAATTTAGGCGAATCTTACCCGCCTGTTTACCTATTTAATCAGCAGGAAAGCACCGGCTTTGATTTTACCGTTTGGGTGCATAACTCAATTAGTTTTGATTACAATCGTATGTTCAGTCTTATAGCCAAACACAAGGCAGCGGGCTTTCAATTTCAAATAAAAACCTATTAACATGAATAATTTAGTAACCGATTTAAACGGGGGGTTTCCACTATTACTCAACGACTTTCGCTTCACTGATAATGCCGTGCGCCTTGCGCTTGCAGATATTGTTTCGTCAGTTGCCGGGACCAATCCGATAATTTTGTACGGCTGTCAAACCCAACAGCAGACTAATTTTGTAAGCGTTTCGGAAGGTGCAATTTTTTGGCAAGGAGAAATATGGCATGTTTATCCACACAACTTTACCGCGCCTAACCCCATGACAGAAGCTCCCTATTGGAATTTTGTAACAGAAAATGGCATAGAAGGAAGCCGCACCTTTGAAAATGCCGAAACGCATCAGGTGCATCAGATACGTAAAGCTGTCGGATCAATGAATCCTTTCAATGGATCTGTTGGATCAGTAAGCTTTGAAGGAATGAAGAGGCTTCAAAACTATCTCATAGAAGAGGCAGAAGTTCCCCGTGAATTAGGAGTAACAGTTGTTAATAATGCAACAAAAACTTACTTAATTAAACAGGGCAGACTCGTAAGTCTCGATTTTTCAGTAAGCTTTCCCGGAAGCGAAAGTATGTCGGCTAAATTGTTAGGAACAATCCCTGAAGACTATAGACCTGCTAATTATATCAGTGGTATAGTCATCGGAAAACATAACGGTACTGATACTGTAATGCGTTACTCTATAGATAAACAAACCGGCCAAATATTAGCAATGCCCCTTGATGGGTCAACAGGCGGCGATCAGATGATTATTCTTAAAATCACCTACAGTATATGAAGTAGCAAAAAAAGAGGCCTTTGCCTCATCGCAGCCGGTCTCACGCGGCTACAAAACTAAGGTGCGCAAACACCACGACAAAGGCCATCAAAGCCTTATCGGTGTTTGCGCACCTATTTTTATTGTGAGACATTGCAAAAGTAAATAATAATTTTAACCCATGACATTCAAAGTTTATAAAAGTTCACCCATGCCCTTCCAGGGGCAAAAAAGAAGATTTATTAATCAATTCATTGAAGTAATCAAGAAAAACCCATCCAAAATTTATGTTGACCTGTTTGGAGGTAGCGGCCTGCTCAGCCATGTTACTAAATCGGTCTATCCTGATGCAAAAGTAGTATTTAACGACTACGACAACTTCAGTCAACGGCTTGCTAACATACCCAAAACCAATCAGCTCCTTAACGATTTGCGCACGTTGAATATAGATATAAAGCGAGGCGAAAAACTAAATGCCACACAGCGTGAGCGTGTGTTGCAACGAATCAATGAAGAAAACGGCTACGTTGACTACATAACGCTATCCTCATCGTTGCTATTTGCGATGCAATACGTTAAATCGTTTGATGAGCTGTCTAAATCAACGATGTATAATAAGATTAAAATGACTCCTTATAGTGCTGTGAACTATCTCCAAGGCATTGAAGTCGTTCGCGATGATTACCGTAAGATTTACGAGACATATAAATCACATCCAGACGTTGTTTTCCTTATTGATCCTCCGTATCTATCAACTGATTGTAGCTCGTATGAGAATTACTGGCGACTTAAAGACTACCTTGATGTAATGCTATGCCTGTATGAGAATTCGTATGTTTACTTTACCAGCAATAAGAGTAACATCGTTGAACTGTGTGAATGGATAGAAAGCAATACCGGAGGTTTAAACCCATTTAGCGGTGCGACAACTCAAACCATGCGGGTAGCACCTTCATACAACTCATCGTTTACAGACATGATGATTTACAAGTTCGTTTAAACATCAATGAAATGACATTTAAACGCGCCCCACCTTAGCAGCTCATGTGTGATAAAAATTGCACATTTGGTTTTGAAAAGAGGTACATTTCGATTTTGCGATTATAAATTAGCCTATATTTGACCAGCTAAATAAAACATTTTTTTCATGTCTGATTTCAACATTTTATCTACCGAAATACGGGATGGGATTGCCGTTGTGGTTATTCAAAGACCAGAGGCACTCAACGCCCTCAATACATTATTTTTCGACGAGATGGATCGCCTTATCGAGCAATTGTCGTCCAACAAAAGTATCCGCGTTATGCTTATCACTGGTGAGGGCAAGGCTTATGCAGCCGGCGCAGATATTGCCGAAATGGTTAGCAAAACATCCGAAGAAGGTACTGCCTTTGGGCGGCGTGGCCAAAAAACCTTCCGCTCGCTGGAACTGCTACCTTTTCCTGTGATTGGCGCTATCAATGGCTTTGCGCTGGGTGGTGGAATGGAACTGGCGATGGCCTGCGATTTCAGAATTGCCTCAACAAAAGCCAAATTTGGTCAGCCCGAAGTTAACCTCGGACTCACACCAGGATATGCCGGAACACAACGATTGCCGCGCCTTGTGGGTTTGGGAAATGCACTTTATCTGCTCACAACTGCCACCATGATCGACGCCCAGGAAGCACTCCGGATAGGTTTGGTGCAAAAAGTTACAGAACCCGAAGAACTGCTCAATGAAGCCATGAAACTGGCCGAAACGATATCTCAAAAAGGGAAAAAAGCCGTTGAAAAAGTTAAAATGCTGACCCACAAAGCGATGGAGTTAGATTTAGAAGCAGGAAGTAAGCTCGAAGCCGAACATTTTGGGTCGCTGTTCGGCGACAATTCCGAAGGCCGAGAAGGTATGCAGGCATTCCTGGAAAAACGTAAACCCAATTGGTAAAACTTTAATAACAGAACTTCTTTTATGACATACGACGAAAGATTACAACAAGTTGCAGTGCTAGGTGCTGCCGGCAAAATGGGTAGCGGAATTTTGCTGCTCACCGCTGTGGAAATGGCTGATATAAGCCTGAGACTTGAAAATAAAGGCAAAACTTATGTGCTTAACGCTATCGACCTTTCAGATGAAGGCCTGGCCGGATTGATGGATTATCTGCGTGAGCAAGTGCTTAAAATTGCTGAGAAAAAAACCGTGGCATTGCGTGCGCTTTATGCCGAAAGAGCCGACCTGATTGAAAACTACGATATCATCGCGCACTATGTGAATGATGTGCTGAAAATCGTGAGGCCTACAACTGCCATGGAAACCGCCTACCGCTCAAATCTGATTTTTGAAGCAGTTACTGAAAATAAAGCATTGAAAGTAAAAATATTGAAGCAAATTGACGAAAATAATCCCAATAAGCCCTGGTTTTTTACCAATACCTCTTCGGTGCCAATCCATCTGATTGAAGAAGAAGCAGCATTGAATGGCCGTATCTTAGGGTTCCATTTTTACAATCCGCCTGCTGTTCAAAAGCTGGTAGAACTTATCGTTACCAAAGCCAGCCTGCCCGAAATGCAACAGTTTGCTAACGATTACGCCAAAGCTTTGCGGAAAACTGTGGTGCCAAGCAACGACAAAGCCGGTTTTATCGGCAATGGCCACTTTATGCGCGACGCTTTGTATGGCATAAATCTGGCACAAAAATTAGCTGCTGACCGCCCACTTTACGAAGCGATTTATATGGTCAACAAACTAACACAGGACTTTTTGGTGCGTCCGATGGGGATTTTTCAATTGATTGATTACGTAGGCATTGATGTGGTGCAATTTATTATGAACGTGATGAATCCCCATTTCGCCGACGAAGACCTGCACAGCGATTTGCTCGATCAAATGCTGAAGCTTGGCGTACGCGGCGGACAAATGTCAAGCGGCGCACAAAAAGACGGCTTCCTGAAATACGAAAAGGGAGCTCTTACTGCGGTTTATGACGTTTCACAACAAAAGTATATTGATGTTACCGGCTTTTCCGGAAAATGCGACCAACAACTTGGAGCACTTCCCGAAAACCACAAACCCTGGAAAAGCGCCGTACGCCTTGCCGACAAAGACAGCCATTTTTCGGCCTATTTCGATGCCATGAAAAAGTCTGATAACTTTGGTGCAAAGTTGGCTGTAGCGTATGGAAAAAACTCTGACGCCATTGGTCGCAAATTAGTTAGCGATGGCGTGGCACATAATCACGACGATGTAAATGCTGTGATGCTCACTGGATTTTTCCACGCCTACAACCCGGTAAATAACTTTTTCGCCTAATGCAAAAACAGAATACGATGCAGAAAAAACTCTATATGACCGCCGGTTACAACACCATTTCGATGGGAACCGGACGCAAAGAATTTAATCCAAAAAAAACACGGCCAGGCCTCGAACACTATATCAGTGAAGCCGGCAAAGGTGTTGT